AACCACATTGGTCGCGTCGGCGGTGGCCGTGATGGTGGCTCCACCGTTGGTCGCGGTCCAGGTGCCGTTGACCGCCACACTGGTGGTCGTGCCCGCGGCGATCGAGGCGGTGTTGGTGTTCAGCGTGGTGCCGCCGACGGTCAGGCGGGTGACGGTGGTCGCCCCCGACGCCGCCGTACCGCGGTTGTTGACGGCGACAGTGAAGCTGACCTGTGCACCGACCGCCGGGCTGGCCGGGTTGGTCGTCACCCCGGTCACCTGGAGGTCAGGTCCCGGAGCTTGCGCAATCACCAGTTGCGAAGGTGCCGTGAAGCTGTTGTTGGTGTCGCTCTGCTCGATGATCGTGTTGGTCGGATCGACCACCGCCGCGACGGCGTAGCTGCCCTGCGGCCGCGGTCCCGCGTTGTAGGAAACGGTCGTCGAAGCACCTGCGGCGAGCGCACCGACCGGGGCGCTGCCCACGACCGTGCCGCCGAGGTTGAAGTTGACCGTGGTCGCACCGATCACGGTCGTCACCTCGCCCACCAGGGAGGTGATCGCCACCTTCCCGCCGGTCACGGTGAAGATCGTTCCGGTGGTCGTCTGCGGGATCGTGACCGCAGCCTTGTACGCGGGCTGTCCGAAGATCGACTGGAGGAACGCCTTGTTGGGGTTCAGGACCGACATGGTCAGACCCCCAGCGCGGCGAGGTTGCTGATCTTGCGCTGGACGACCAGGTCACCCGCGACTGCGACGACCAGGGCAGTAGACGTGCTGGAGCAGCGCACGTACTTGTGCCCGTCCGGCAGCATCGCGTCGTGCACCTCGATCACGGTCACGGCCGCGGTGGAGACGACAGCCGCGCCGGCCGCCTGGGTGACCGTGGTGAAGGCGGTGGACCCGTTCGCGTTGGCGTTCTGGTACGAGTGGTCCACCACCGCCAGGTTCGTACCGCCGCCGGACGCGGTGGCGCTGGACTGGACGGTGAAGGTGTCCGCGCCCACCCCCACGAACGACACCTCCTTGACGTCCCGGAGGTTTACCCACACCGCGTCCGCGGTCGGGATGATGTTGTACGTACGTCCGATCAGTTCCATGCGACATGGTCCTTTCCCGGCGGGGCGTCACTGCCGCCTGTACGTCGCAGCCCGGCGGCTACGATCGCTCCTGTACCCGGTATCGAACCGGCCTCCAGTCCTCACGGACTGGCGCGCACCTGCGCTGTACAGGAACCCGGGCCCTCCCCGGCCTCCCGCGGCCATCACCTGTTTGGGATGGGCCCGCGGCAGTGGTCTGTGCTGCCCAGCTTACGGGCGGGTGGCGAGCTGAACCGTGGGGCTCAGCGCCGGGCCGCCGTTGGCCGGGGTGATGGCGCTGTCCAGCCACGGGCGGCCGTCCACGCGCTGCGTGATGCGGTACGAGGTGCGGTCGTTCTTGAACTTGTAGTGCTCGCTGCTCTCGGCCGTCATCTGCTGACGGTCGCCGATCAGGTAGTACGACAGGTCCACGAACGACAGGTCGCCCTGCCCGCCGAGCGCGGCCGGGGTCTTCTCGGTGAAGATCACCGGCCGCCCGAGGATGGTGACGGGCGGGGTGTCCGCGCCGGACGCGTTCGGTCCGCCGAGCCACACCGGACCGCCGCCGGTACCGACGCTCAGCGCCATGGTGGCCAGCTCCGGGAAGCTGTCGATCGTCGCGATCCAGACCGCCGAGCTGAGCGACTGCGGCAGCATGCGCGCGAACATCTTGATCACGTTCTGCCACACGATGGTGTTCGCGTCCTGGCCCGATTCCGCGGCCACCGCGACGTTCACCGGGTTGGTGGTGTTCAGGACGCCGAGCGGCATCCCGACGCCGTGGCCGCCCATGAACGCCAGGTCCTCGAAGAACGCCATGGCCTCCGGCATCACGCCGCCGATGAAGGCGCCGAACGCGGACCAGTCACGGACCAGCTCGTTCGGAGCCTCCGCGTACGTGATCAGCTTCTTGGCGTCCAGCACGGCGCGGCCGAAGCTGGCTTCGGACTCGGGCAGGTCCGCGGACTCCTCGACCCAATACGCGGTGATGCCGCCGTAGACCGAGCCCACGTTCGTGGTGCTGTCGATCTTGGGGAAGGGGACGCGCTGGCTCTCCATCGGAACGACGCGAGCCCGCGGCCGTACGACCGCTTTCTCCAGCGACATCTGGAGCAGCTCGGAGCGCAGCGTCTCCGGTACCAGGAACCCACCCTCGGCCGGCTGTTGCTCGCTGTACGCGGTCAGGCGCGCCAGCTTGTCCCGGTTCTCCTTGGTGTTGTTGGACGCGAGCGGGTTGTGCCAGATGGCCTGGAACAGGGACGCGGGGTCCGCGTACAGGTCCGCGATATCCTTGTGCGCCCCGATGGCCCGCGGGTTGTACAGCGAGGTGGGCCGGGTGGCGAAGTCGTCACCGCCCTTGGGCCGCATGTCCAGGCGGTTGGACATCCGTTCCAGGTCCTGGTCGTGATCCTTCAGCCACTCCGTGAGCTGCATCTGGACCTGCTCCTTGACCTGCACCCCCAGGTCAGTCTTCTCGCCCTGGAGGGCGGAGGCGTAGCCCTTGACCAGCTCGCCGAGCTGACCCTCCGCCATGATCTCGGTCAGCTTGGCGTCGTCCGAGAGCATCTCTTCCAGCTCGGTGGACGACTTCGGGATGAGCACTTTGGTCACGGGCGTAGTCCTTTCAGGGCCCGGCGGATCGCGTCCGCGTTCTGCGTTGCGGACCGGTCGGCCGCGTTGTCGAGCGCCGGGGCCACAGGGGCGACCGGATCCTTGGACGGCACCGGCGCCACGGGGGCGATGGGCTCCGCCTTGTTGATGGGCGCCGTGTTGCTGCGCACTTCGTCCGCGAGCCCGGCGGCCACCGCTTCCGCGGCGCTGTACCAAGTGGTGGCCTGCATGGCCGCACGCCAGTCCGCCAGATCTCCGCCGGCCCGCTCCGCATATACGGACGCGATGTTGTCGGAAGTCTTGTCCAGCAGGTCCGCCAGCGTACGGAGTTCGGATCCGTTCCCGGCCATACCCGAGCTCGCGTCATGGATCATCATCGTGGCGTTGGGCGCCATGATCCGGCGCTCCCCGGCCTGCGCGATCACGGAGCTGATCGAGGCAGCCAGCGAGTCCACGTGCACCGTGATGTTGCCGCGCTGCCTCAGCTTCTCGTAAATCGCGAAACCGTCGAACACCTCACCCCCGGCGCTGTTCAGGTGCAGGTCAATCGCACCCTTCACCTGGGCCAGGTCGCTGAGGAAATCACGGGCTGTGACGCCCCACTCCCCGATCTCGTCGTAGATCAGGATCTCGGTAGCGGTACCGGCCGCCGCCTCGATCGAGTACCAGGACGCGCGCCCGGTCCGCTGGAGGTTGGCCACCTGGGAGGGTGTCCAGATCCTGGTCATTGGGCTCCGCCTTTCCGTCCGCGCTTGACCACCTGGCACCGGCAGTGATTGCCGAACTCTTCCCCTACGCAGTTCACATACGAGGTGCCGTCCGGGTAGTCCGCATACGCTGACTCACGGTTACGATACAGCTTCCCGTCATTCGCACGGCAGGGATCGCACGTGCTGTCGTCCAGGTGCGCCTTCACCACCCAGCGCTGAGCGTCTTCCAGCACGGGCAGGGCCGCTGCGTACGCGCTGTTTCCGCGTTCGACACCCCACGCGGTGGCCACCTCCCCGCCGTTGGCCAGCGGCAGGTCTGTCGCCTCGCCACCGAACGTGATCCGCACCCGGTCGAACACCACGGGCCCGCACCGCGATACCAGGTCCGGCAGCAGGGCGGGGTCGCCGTTGCGTGCAGCGGTGACGTGCGCCACCCACGGGGAGTGGGGCTCGGGCAGGAACGCGCCGGCCACGTCCTCCGCAGCTGCACAGGCGATGGCGTGTGCCTTGCCCAGCTCCAGCCCGTACGCCTCCGGGTCATCGCCCACGGACCACACCCACACCGGCTTGTCGCCTTCGGGGTTCCACAGCGCGGCACCGAACAGGCGTGCCGGCACCTGGGGCAGGCCGTAGAACCAGTCCGCCACCGATTGGATCAGCACGGCCCGTGCCTGCTCCGGCCACACTGCCGCGTCCGGCCCGAGGTAGCGCAGCGTCACGTGCAGGTCTTCGGCCGCCTCCCCTCCCGGGATGGCCAGGCGCGCCGCGTCCATGTCGCGCGGGATCAGGGCGATCATGCACCCGTCCAGGTGCGCGTTATCCGCGTCGGTGTCGTCGTCCCCGTCCGGCACCTCCACCGGCTCGGGCACGTCCGTGATGCGGGGCACACCGCGGTCCGTGGGTGCCGGCTCCAGCGCCGGGCGCACGGGCGCCGCGGGAACGGGTACCTGCGCCGGGGGCGGAGCGGTGTGCGACCAGTCCACGCCCGGCATGAGCACGGGCAGGATCATGGGGGCCAGGGACGGGGCGCCGGCCACCATCTTGGTGAGCAGCTCCTTGTCCGGGTCGTGCGTCCCGAAGTCCACGTCGGGCAGGCCGGCGAGCCGGGCCGCCTCCGCCAGCGGGGTGCCCGCATTGACCAGCGCGCCGAACGCGGCGGCCTTCGCGGCCATCACCTGCGCGGCCACCTCGTCGTCGTCTTTCAGCGGGCTGATGTAGTCGAACTCCAGCCCCATCCCGGCCGGGCCGAACATGGGCAGGAACTCGGTGTTGAGCACGTCCCGCACCCGGTCCACGTCCGGGATGGTGAGGTGCTTGTCGAACCAGATGTCGGACGCTTCCGCGGTGGCGCGGTTCACGTCCGTGACCTTGCCCGCCGCGAAGCCCGGGAACCCGAACGCCTCGCGGATGATGTCCTGGCCCGCCTGGCGAACCTCTGCGAACTGCATGTCCCGCTGGCTGAACGAGCGGTCCACCCAGGTCATGCCCGCTTCCAGGATCGCCACCCGGTGCGCCGCTGCCACGCCTCTGTGCTGCTCGTTCCACCGGCGCTGGATCCGGTAGAAGTCGTTGTCGTCCAGCGTGTCCGGGACGGTAAGGATCCCGCCCGGCGCGGCGCTGTTACGGAAGAAGTTCCGGTTCCATTCCGCCGTGTACCGCTCGCTGTCCAGGTCCGCCAGGATCGTCTGGGCCGCGCCCATGCCCCGATAGGGGTCCGCGGGGTGGGGCTGGAGCGGACGGATCACGTCATCGGGGTTGAGCGGGATCTGCTCCCCGTCTGGCGAGGTGTACACGTACCCCAGCAGGAATTTCTCCACGCTGGGGACCGGGGTGATCCTGTCGGGCCGCACCGGCCACATGCCCACGGGCCAGGGCAGCGGGGAGCGGCGCTCCATCACCCAGCACCCCTCGCCGGTCAGGCGCAGGTGCTGGAACTGCGTCTCGCGGAACCGCATGCCCGACATGAAGTCGTTGGGCTTGTCCCATACCCGCTTGGCCTGGTGGTCCGCGACCAGCACGCGGTCAGCGGGGTCACCGGAGGCGGAGCTGCGCCAGAGCTGCCACTGCACCTTGGCCGCGGACTGCGCCGTGGTGGAGACGATGTTGAACAGGGTGCCGACCGAGCCCATGGCGTCGATCGCGGCCGTGGCTTCGGTGGTCGTGCCCGAGAACACGGACCGTGACTGCGCCGCGCGGGACGGGTACGGGATGGGCGGAGATCCCTCGTTGCGCGGCCGGGCGACCAGTCCCACCACAGACCGCAGAGGAGATCTCATCCGCCACTCTCCTTACCGGTCAGGGCCTCGATCACGAAGAACGATACGGCAAGGGCCCCCAATCCGGCGGTCATGCCAAGCCCGTTCCAGAACGCGGCCACCCCGGACGCGAGCCCGGCCGTGGTGAACAGGGCGGAGCGGGCCCCTGCCACGCGCTTGGTCAGCCGCCGGCCGAACGCTGCCGCGCGGTGCTGGAACTGGGCACGGGCCGGGGCGGTCTTGCCCCACGGGCGGGTCCCCCGGTCGATCGCGGTTACAGCCATCGCACGTCGTACCTTCCCTTGAGATCACGGTCCGCGACCATGTACCGGGTCGTGTCCATGCTGTGATCATCTTCCTTGACCGGCGCTTCCAGTGCGTCACCGGTCTTCTTGGCGCCGTCCGGCCACACGTAGCCCGTGATCTCGTCCACCATACCGATGGGTTTGGCCGCGGCCACCAGAGCGGGGTCACGTTCTGTCACGGCATCGCGGTGCACGATCAGGCGCGGCTGTCCGTCGCCCTGCACCTTGAGCCGGGAATCCACCGCCTGCACGCCGGGGATCACGTCTTTCTTGGCCGGCACGGTGGACATGCGCAGGTGCTTCTCCAGCGTGGCTCGGCCCTCCGCATCGTGGTCACAGATGATCTTGGCCGGGCGCGCCTCCATCCAGACCACCTCGCACCGCGGGCAGGTGAGCGGGAAGTGGTCCATGCCGGTGTCCCCGCACTCCTTCTTGCAGGTCGCGACCAACTTCATGATCTCCCGGGCGTGATCCTCCACCAGGCGCTTGGTCCAGTAGATCTCCCGGTACAGGTGCAGGCGCCCGTCCGGATCCTCGCCCCACCACTGGCACACGAACGGGTTGGAGAATCCGAAGTCGATCACCCAGAACAGGCGCCACGACTTAGGCGGCCGGCGGATCGCCGGGGCCAGGTGGACCTCCGGATCCCACCCCTCGTAGACCAGCCCCTCCGCACTGGTCCACCGGCCGAACCGCAGCCGCTGCTTCCGCACCCCGGTCAGCGCGTCCAGGCGCGCCATGTAGATCGTGCCCTCCGGGGTCCACGCCTTGGCCACGTGGTCGTACAGCCGCGGGTTGTCCTCATGCTGGGACTCCAGCATGAGCGTGGTGCCTTCCTGCGCACGCTGGTTCAGCCAGTGCGCAGGCTGCGCGGGGTTGGTGTCCGCGAGCAGCTGCATGCACGGGAGCACGCCGTTGCGCAGCCGGGTGGTGAGGTTCTCCCAGTCCGTGACGGTGAGCTCGATCGCTTCCTGGACGAAGACCACGTCGTACTCGGAGGACATGATCTTGGTGGGCTTGTCCATGCCACCGACCATGATCTTGGAGCCGTTGGCGTACCGGTACTGCGGGGGCTCCGCCGTGCTGCCGCCGTACCAGGTGACCAGCCCGGCATCCAGCGCTTCCTTCGCCACGTGCTCACGGAACGTGACCAGGCCGGTGGACGTGAGGGACTCACGGGTCTTGCGCACGATCAGGCCCCGGGCGCCCGGGTACTTGAGCATGAGCGCGTGCAGCTTCTCCAGCGCCGCGCGGCTCTTGCCCGTGCCCGCGGGGCCGGCGAGCAGCACCTCCGTGGCCTTGGACCGCCACGCCGCTGCCGCCGCCCCGTACGCCGCGTACCGGTGCTGGAGCGGGGCGGAGGGATCCAGGGCTGTGGTCACGTGCGCGGGTGCTCGTACCGGCACCCCTGCTCATGGCCCAGGCCGGCGGGGGACAGGCAGTGGGAGCACCGGACCGCCGAGGGAGAGTCGGGCGTGTCGCGGGTAGCAACCTTGTCCCACCACTGCGCCTTGGTCGGCGGTCCGTCCGGGCGCGGCTCGCACTTCTCACAGCCCGTGCACAGGCCCAGGCGCCATCCGCACTCGGTGCTGATCTGCGGAACGGCGACCGGACCAGGACCGCTGGCGTAGGCGTGGTTCCAGCCCCCGTGGTCATTGCTGGGACGGCCGCACACCGCGCACCGATCGACCTTGGCACAGGCCCAGGTGTACGCCTCTGCCCAGGTCGGGCAGGCGCGCACCTCGTACGCACCGCCCGGCAGTGACGTGGCGTGGTTCAGGCGCACGTACGCGAACCAGGCGGACCGGCCGCGCACCACGAACGAGCGCCGGTACCCGGCCGCTTCTCGGGTGGACCCGTGGTTCATCCAGGACAGGGGCGGCCGGCGGCCGGCGAGGGTGGAGAAGTCTGGGGCCACGCGGTTCACAGCCCCTCCTCTTCCAGCCCGAACAGCCTGGCACGCCGGTCCTGGACCTTGATCAATCGGTCCACCTCCGCCGCCACCGGGCTCGGGTTCAGGGGGCTGATCACCTCGGGATCCGGGGCGGGCAGATCCTGGTACCCGCCGAGAACCAGCTCCAGGCGGATGGGCCGGCCGTCTTCATGCACCCAATCGGAGGTAGCGGGCAGGGGTGACATGGACAGCGCCACGTCCGCCTCGCCGGTGATGTACGCGACCAGGCCGCGCATGTCCCCCGGTACCAGGACGCCGTTCTTGATCAGCCGGAATCCGCCGGCGCCATCCGGCTCGATCCGCAGGTGCAGGGTCTCGTCTCTCACGAGCCGTCGTCCTTCGCGTCCAGGTACGAGCCGGCACCGCCCGGCGGAGTCCAGCCCAGGGACTGGAGAAAGGCCGCGGTCCCCTCGTCCAGCTCCACCACGGCGCGGGCGTTGATGAGCACCGACGGCTGCACCATACGCAGAGTGAGGACAGGCGTTTCCCCGGCCTCCATCACCAGGTCCATGCGGGTCACGTAGGGCGCCACGTCGTGACCGTCCAGCTTGATCACGTGTCCCGGGCCGCGGTCGCGGGGAGACAGCTCCACGTTCACGTACTCGCCGTTCACAGGTCCTCCGTAACTGGTTCAGGAGCGGGGACAAGAACCCCTGTCAATGAGGGGCCCGCCCCGTTGTGCTCGATCCACACGCGGACCGGCTCCCCGCTCCTGGCGGAACGGAGCAGTTCTTCGGCATCCCCGTCGGAGTACTCGGACACCTCGATCGTCAGCAGCCGGCCCGTCACAGGTCCTCCGAGCTGACGTTCTCGAACGTGTACGTAACCCCGCCGGACAGGTCCACCTTCTGTGCCGCGTCCAGGCCCAGCAACTTGCGCCGCGCCTCTCCCACCTTGAGCAGCCGGTCGATCGCGGACAGCACGGGGCCGTCATCCTTCAGGGGACGGGGCTCGGTCTGCTTAGGGCCCTGGTAGGAGATCACGCGACCCTCGCTCACCACGTAGTGGAAGGTCTCCAGCACGCGCAGTGCCTCACGCTCGATCGCGTCCAGCTTGGCGACCTCCAGCTTGACCAGCTCCACGGCGGGGGCCATACGGATGGCACCCAGGCCCCGGGCCACCCGGTCCTTGGCCGTGGTCTCCCCCTCGCCCATGGCGTGGGCGATCTCCGCGAACCCCATCGCACGGGCCCGGAGCTTGACCGCGAACGCGTCCAGGGCGGCCGTGTCCCCGCTCGCGATGTACTTCCCGTTGGGCCCGCGCAGGCGCTTTCTACCGGGCACCGGAGGCAGGTCATCCGGTCGGCTGGGCTGCGCGTCGGCTGGCTCAATCGTCAAGATCATCACCCGTCCTGGGGAGCGCAAAGAGCATGTGAGGTCCCTCGTGTCCCGCGTCCTTCAGGCACCCTCGCCCCGGGCCCCTGTCCTCTCCGAACGGACACAGGGACGTGTGCGAGGAGCCGGTGAACACGGGATCGATCGTGGCCTGGTTCTCATCAAGGAAAGGCCAGAGCTCGGGGCCCAGGGTCCGGCGGACAGCCGGAGGGAGCGCGGACACGGCACGGGAAAGGAGCTTCCGGGCCCGGTTCTCACGCTCCTGCCGGACCGGGGTCCGCCGGCAGAGGAACGCCCGCAGCGCACACCCGATCACGACTCCCATTACCACGCCCGACGCCCACGGGAGCAGCTCGCTCATCCACGGTTCCATCGTCTGTGTCCTCCGCCTCTCGATACCCGCCCCAGCACGGGCGGCCCTCACACAGCGCGTGCCCGATGGCGCACGCCGTGCACGTCCACATGATCACTTACCCGGGACTCCCAGCCCCGTGCGCCGCAGGGACAGCTTGCCGAACGGGTTCTCCACCCATACGTACCAGCGATCGAACAGGAGCACGCCCGCGCTCCGGATCTCACGGGCCAGCGCGGCCTGTCGCTGTTCCCGGCCCCGGGCTCCGGATGCCTTGGCGCGCGCGGTGGCCAGGTCCAGGCTCGTGTTCGTACGCGCGCTCATGACTGCCGCTCTCCGGTGTAGGTCCACACGGACCGCTTGTCCGCGCCGAACCCCGTCAGGGTCGTGGTGCCGGCGCCGCCGGCGCGCAGGCGGGCCCAGGAGCGGCGCAAGGTGGCCTGGGGCCAGCCCGCCTCCCGGGCCTCCGCGTAGATCTGGCGGGCAGCACCGGTACCGCCATGCGCCTCGAACCAGGCCACCAGCCAGGCATCGATCTTGAATTTCTCCATGTCGCTCAATGTAGCACGGGAGCGGGGAGGGTCGGGTGCTCCTGGCACTGCTCCATGCAACCCGGTTGCTAGGAGCACTCGATACGTGCAGGTCAGGGGCGGTTTCTCGCCGAGTGCTCCTAGCGCTCCTAGCATTCCGTCCCTTTGTGGTCGTGGCTCGTGCTCTTTTACAAGCCCCTCTGACCCTTCCTCGCGTACGTAAAGGTTCTACAACTGCTAGGAGCGCTAGGAGCACTACCCCCTACCCGGGTACCCTGACCTGCACAAAGGACCGCTCCTAGCAGTCCGAAAACTGCTAGGAGCGGTCTAGGAGCGCTCCTAGGAGCACCCGAGATTTCCAAGATCCTTGGTCACGGCGGGGTAACGGGCGGGTAACGGAACCCCGGGACGCCGTTACCTGTCGAACCCATGTTCGGGTGGACCGCATATGCCTCCGGCTCCCGGGGAGCCAGCCCGATGCCCTGGTACACCCAGGTGTTCCGCTTGTTGATCCGCAGCCGGGCCTTACGCACGTCCACCAGTTCCGCCAGGTCCCGGCCGAACACCGCGCTGGTCGTGCTCCAGCTCTGCCCGTTCTCCTCCTTGCCCCAGCGGACGTACGCCGCGTACAGCTCAGCGGCCGGCACCGACTGCTCCGGCCCGATGATGCAGTGGTCGTCCAGGAACCCCGTGATGGGGCTGGAGGCGGCCCGCATGGCGCCCATGGTCTCCAGGGCGGACACGGGCGGTACGAAGTACCCGCGGGCCGTGAGCCGGACCAGACCCTCCAGCGCCCACAGCAGGATCCCGTCCAGCTCGGTCGTCAGGCGCCGCTCCAGCCCCAGGTCTTCCCGGTCCAGGAACGACTGTCGCATCTGGACCAGCAGGAGCCGGCCGGTGAACGCGTTGGACGGGTCCTTGAACGCGGGCAGGTTGTTGGAAAGGATCATGAGCCGGACCGGGAGCTTGCCCGTCCACGGATCCTTGTACTTCCGGTTGATGTCCAGCGCGTCCTCGCCCGAGATCGACAGCAGGCGCTCCAGCACGAGCTGTGCGTTCCGGTCAGGCATGCGCATATCGCTGACCACCGCCAGCGACTTGCCGATCAGGGACTGGAGACCGAACGTCTCCGCCAGGCCGGCCAAGGTGGGGCCCGCGTAGTTCGCCTCCCCGACCAGCTTGCGCAGGATCCGCGCGACCGTGCCCTTACCGGAGCGGGGCGCTCCCTGGAGGAACAGGATCTTCTGCTGGTCGGTCTGGCCCGAGAGCACGTACCCGAACCACTCCTGGACCAGCGCGACCGACTGGGGGTCGCCCGGCCACACCGAGTCCAGGAATTTCAGCCACTCCAGCGGGGACCGGGCCGCGGGGTTGTAGGCGAACGGCACGCTGGAGGTGTTCAGGTAGGCCGGGGACGCGGCCGTGAACGCCCGGGTGACGATGTCCAGCACCCCATTGGTGAACGCCACCGCAGCCCCGCCCGGGGGCGCCCAGGAGCCGTCTGCTCGCCGACGCGACCCGGCTTCCACGCTCGCGGGCAGGAACCGCACCGATCGGGACGCATCTTCCAGCGGGCCCAGGTTGCGGGGCGCGGGGTTCCACGGGACCAGGGAGGTGGACCCGTCCTTGCCCCGCTTCTCGTACCGCGCGTGCTCCAGGCGCTCGTACAGCGTGTGCCGGAACATGCCCGACTCTTCCTCCGCCCAGTGCGCTCCGGTCCAGACCAGCCAGGAGCCCCGCCAGAAGTACCGCACGGGCAGGCCGCTGGACGGCTGCGCCCACATCGGATCCAGGTGCCGGGCCACGGGCAGGGGCATGTCGTCCGCAGGCACGATCTCAGCCCCCTCCAGCTCGGGACCGCCCGAGCCCGCGAGGGTGACCGGCACGGCCTGGTCCAGGGTGTACCCCAGGGCGATATGGTCCCATGCGTCCTTACCGGCCGCCGCCTCCACCACCTGATACGGGACGCCGCGCCGGGCCAGCGAGTCCACCACGCGGCGGGCCCAGGCGTCCCCGGGGGTGTGCTCGTCGCCGTCCCCGCCGCCCTTCACCCAGTCCCGGTCGCGCCACACGACGACCTGCCCGCAGCCTTCCAGTGCGTCCGCCAGCGGGTCCCGCCACTTCTTCGCGCCGCCCGGGTTGCAGGTGCCGACCGCCCCCATGAGGTACACCGCGGTGGCGTCCTTCTCGCCTTCCACCACGTGCACAGTGCCCCCGGCCGCCGCGGTGTGCAGTACGGCCGGCAGCCCGAGCAGCACCGGGTCCACGCCTTTGACGGACCAACTGCCGTCCGCCGCCTGCTGCCGGAAGGTCTTCTTCCCGTCCGCCCCCACCTTGCGGTGGACCGTGAACAGGAGCCGGCCGTCCGCGTCCTGGTAGGCGTACTCCATGGTGTCGTGCGCGGGCATGGCCGGCGGCGGCCCCGGTACGGGGCGGGGCGCGTGGTCGCGCAGGTCGATCGCGTCGAGCCCCAGGGCCAGCAGCACGGCGGAGCTGGCACACCCCGCGTGGCAGTTGAACAGCGCGCGTCCGTCACGTTCTGTAACGGACAGCGATGCCCTGTTGTCCGGGTGCGCGGGACACGTCCAGTTGTTCCCATCCGACGTAATGGATCCGGCGGCGGTAAGGGCCGCGGTCAGGCGGTACATTCCGGTGGCCGGTTCGGGGGTCGTCAACATGCCCTGCCTCTCGTATTCAGTAACGCAGGGTAGTTCAGTACTGGTCGGGGTTGGTCAACGTGGACAGGTCCGAGATCCTGGGCCGGGCCAGCACCCTGCGGATCTCTTCCTCATGAGGTACACCACCCCGCCCCACGATCGCGTCCAGGGCCAGCGCGTCCCGCCCGGGGTTCAGGTCCCACGGCCGCCACGGCTTGGTCGGGGAACGGGGCATACGCCGGCCGGTGATCTCCATGAACGAGTAGTTCCGGAGCGGCTTGGGGTCTTCCAGGGCCAGCAGGGGGACGGCGCCGCACAGGGCGGCCACGTCCAGGAACCGGTTCCAGGCATCCACGCTCATGGTCCCGGTGTCCAGCTTGCACTGGACCATCACCGGTCGGGCCGCGGGCAGCAGCATGTCGAGCGCCACCAGGTCCGCCACTCCTTTGGACCCGGCAGAACGCATGACAAAGTACCCCGCATCCTCCATGTCGTCCTTGACCCTGTTCTCAAATTCGGCCGCGCGCCGGTACGCTGTGCTGGTCATTGCGTTCTGCCTCTCGTAGATGCTCTCTGACGCTCACGGCCCCCGCTCCGCAGGCGGGGGCCGTCGTGCTACCTGTCCAGGAACCTTCGGCCGATCCATTGGGTATAGGCCGGCGGGATCATCTCCACCAGGTGGGACCGGTCGTGCACCCAGTCGATCTCCATGGCCCGCTGCATCTCGGGGACCGTGGCCTTGCCCCCGCCTTTCCCGTACGCGGCCACGTACGGACCCTGCCGATAGACGCCGTGCCGCCATCCGCGCGTGTACCCTTCGTGCTTCCGGTGCACCGGCCTGTCCGTCACCCACCTACCCAACTGGAACTTCCGGTGCCGGATCACCCCGAGTCCCAGGGTGGCGCCGCACAGCACCACGTCCGGCCGGGCGTAGGTGTTCTCGATCGAGTAGGGGAGCCCCAACCAGTCCAGGAGCCGAACCGTGGGCTTGTACAGGTTGGGGTAGGTGTGCTGTAGGTGACGGTTGGTCCCCTTGGTGATGGCGGCCCCGTGCTGGCACGGGGGCGAGGCGTGCACGAACACGAACGCCTCCCGAATCTCCGCGGCCATGTCCTGCACCATCTCGAACACGTCCCCCTGCACGAACGCATGCGGATTGTCCGGCTGCGGTTCGATGTCCACCCCGGTCACCTCGAATCCCGCGCGGACCAGGCCGGTGCCGGCGCCCCCTGCGTTGCAGAACAGGTCCAGAGCCAGCGGCCGGGCCATCACGCCGCCTTTTCGTAGCACTCGGACCACCGGTAGCCGGGCGCGGACGCCCCGGCCGTGATCGGCACATCGCGCCACGTCCAGGTCAGCGCGTCCAGCACATGGCCGCCGATCTCTTCCAGGTGACGCTCCGGCACGGACAGCACGATCTCGTCGTGCACCACTGCCCGGAGCATCTTCTGCACCGCGGGGTCCAGCCGGAGCATCCCCTCGCACATGATGTCCCGGGCCGCGCCCTGGCCCATCAGGGCGGGGGACTGGGTGTGGGAGCGCTCGGGCACCGGGCGCATCCAGCGGCCGAACCCGTTGTCGAGCAGCTGCCCGGCCGCCCCCAGGGCGCGCCACTTCTCCCGCTCGGAGCACAGCACCGGGAACCGGTTGATCATCTCTCGGTCGAACGTCTCTGCGATCTCCCGCTCGACACCGGAGCGGACCAGGCCCGAGATGCCCATGCCGTAGTTCCAGCCATGGCCGCACCGCTTGCTCTTGTTCCGCCACGGGCCATCGTGCCGGCCGAACACCAGGTCCGCGATCATGCTGTGCGCGTCCAGGCCGGGGCCGAACAACGCCATGTAGGACGGGTCCTGGGACAGCGCCGCGATCGCCCGCATGTCCACCTGGTCCAGGTCAAACGTGATCATCACGTGACCGGGCTCGGCAAGGAACGGCGCACGTTGGACGTGCTTCCCGTCCCGCTTGCCCAGGTTGGCCGTGGCCGGTTTGGTGGTGGCCCATCGTCCGGATGCCTGGTCCGCTCCGATCTCGGGATACACGCGGCCGTCGGGGTGGGTGTGCTTCAAGATCTCCGCGTACTTGGAGGTGGCCCCGGTCACCTCACGGATCAGTTCCAGTACCGTCAGGAACTCGGGCGGCACGTACACGTCCTTGCGCACGGCCGCGTCGTCCAGGTGCTCGCCTTTCATGGACGGCAGACCGGTCTTGGTCATCGGCCACCACGCCGCGGCACCGGCCTGCTCCAGCAGTTCACCGAACCACTGCTTCCCCGGCTTGGTGGCCAGCGGGGACAGGTTGCCCCGGGCCGGCAGCCCATTCTCGTCGTGCAACCGGCCCAATGCAGTAAGACGCTGGCGCTCCTCGCCGGCGGCGAGCGTGTGCAACAGAGGGACGTCCACGCGCCAACCGGTGTGCGTCATCCGTTGCTGGAGCGCCGCCACCCGCATCTCACGGCGGGCGTATGGCGTATCGATCACGGGCCGCAGCACCTCGTACACCGCGCGGGTCTCCGCCAGATCGTCCCGGAGATAGGAGCGGTACCGGAGGTCATCCGTCGGGATCTTGTCGTACCCGCCGTATTCATCCGCCAGGTCCCCGAGCGTGCCCTTGGAACCGCTCCGGGTGCCGGCCACGCCGTACCGCTGGGCCACCTGGTCCAGGGAGTAGTACCCCTTGGTGGACCAGGGCTTGGCGTGCTTGGCCCCGGGCGGATCCGCGAGCCGCGCGGCCACCAGGGTGTCCACCGCGCCGTCCATGAGCCGGTCCCAGTCCCCGCCCTCATGCAGGACCAGAGCCGGGATGTCGAACGGGATGATGTTGTGCCCGATCTTGAGCGGCGCCTGTTCGATCATGGCCACGACGGCGGACTTGTCCGCCTTACCGTCCACTACGTACTGATCCAGGGTGTACGACTCGGGGTCGCTCCGCTCGACCCCTGCCAGGCGCACGAACGGGCCGTCGTGGTCCCCGGTCCGCAGTTCTCCGGCCGATGCGGTCTCCAGGTCGAACACCAGGGGATCAGGGCCTGTCACCTGCGCCCCACCACGATCGCCAGCGCCTTGGCCAGTACCGCATCCGGGTACCGGCTCTGCCCCTTGCAGCGCGCCCACGGCGCCTTGGTGTCGCGGCAGATCCGCCGGGCCTCGATCCCCATGGAGATCAGCTCGCCGTGGTCCAGCGCGATGTTCCCGGTGTTGGCCGCATACACGGCACAGGTCCGGCCGGGCACCCGCTGTGGACGGCTCACTGCTCCCCCCGCAGGTCCCGCAAGCTGATCCGAGCCGGCTCCATGCCGGCACGCTTGGCGTCGATCGCGGCACCGGGCAGCGGCGCAGGAGCCGGCGGCGCGTTCAGCTGGTCCGGGGGCAGGATGGCCGCGTACCGCTCGACATCGCCGCGCGACACCCGGACCGAACGGTCCGCGTACCGGGTGCACCCGATCACACCCTCAGCAATCCGCCGGTCCAGGGTACGGAGCGTGATGCCGAGTCGCTCCACCGCTTCCTGCCTGGTCATGTCGTGGTCCCCCGCGGGGGCAGAGTTGTCTTCCATACCCCCAAGGTACACGACGTGACGCGACTTGACTACTGCTGTCTACTGCCGTAGTGTGTTCCTTGGAAGGCAAACGAGAGGCGGAGACCATGACGAACACCAAGCTCAGCGACACGATGGAAGAGGCATTGGCCTACCTGGGCCGCGGTTCCTACCGCGCCCACCTGGAGCCGGCCAAGCGCACGCTGGTCGCACTGGAGTCGCGTGGGATGATCGAGTGGGCCAACGCGCTGGAGGTCGGAAAGACCTACGACACCACGATCTTGTGGAACGTCACGGCGGCCGGGTGGGCTTTCCTGAAGGACGCGTACCGGATCGAGCGCCCGGCGGACGCGGGCCGGCTGACCCTGGATGAGGCGCTGGCGGAGGCGTACACCAACCTGAACGTGCGATTCGCCCACCCGGAAATGGGCACGGTCCGCACGGCCGGTCCGGACACGGTGACCGTAGACCGGGACAACGGCGTATGCACCCGGTACGTGGTGTCCGCCCTCCACATGTTCCGGTCCGGTGATCGGGTGACGATCGACGGAAGCACCATCCGCAAGCCGCTGCCGGTTCGGCAGCCGGGCGCCACGGACCTGGACGCGGGACGGTTCGACCTGGATCAGGCGCTGAGCTTCGCGTACGGGTTCGGCCCGACCGAGGAAGACCGGATGGCCGCCGACCCGGAACCGACTCCCGACGACGGGAACGGGAAGCGACTGGACGGGCCCGACGGAACCGGACCGTTCGACTCCCATTGGCTGGATCGGGCCGCGGACCGGCAAGTGCACGCGTACCGCCACGCGCTGTTGGACCAGGAAGCGGGAAGCGGTCCCGGCGCTGGTCCGGCCACTTCCGGGAACGGGTGGCTGTCCATGGGAATTTTGGCGGACGAGTTCAGGTACGCGTTTCCCGGAGCGGTGGAAGTCCAGGACTCGATCGTGTTCCCGAAAGGTGTGCCCCTCCCGCTCATGGATGCCGTGGTCCGGGAAGCGAACAGGCTGACCGAGACCAGGGACGCGTTCGCCCGCGGGTCCGTGTACCGCGAGCACACTCCGGAGGACGACATGTACGTGGACCGGGCCGCCTGGAAGGCAGAGGAGACGCGCATCGCCGCGCTCCGGGAGCAGCTGCGGACCAGCGCCCGGCAGCGGAACACGTTCGAGGCGCGCAACGGCCGGGCGCCGCTGTGCGGCCGTGAGATGAGCACGGGCCGGCCGTGCCCGCAGCACACCCCGGAGGACACGCGGGAGCAGTACACCAAGCGGGACACGTACGGCGATCCGATCGCGTACCGGGACGTGCCGGTGCCGGCGGACCTGGCGGGGCACTGGTACGGGGTGGAGGCGATCTCCTGGACCCGGGGCGTCAACGCGTCCTACGTCCAGGCCGTGCGCATTGCCAGGGGGCTGGAGTCGTGACGATCGACCCCCTGACCCGCGCAGAACTGGAGCACAACGCAACTCTGGCCAAGCTGATGGCGGAACGGCGCCGGGTGGAGTGGCGGGCCGCGGTCCCCACGTCCACCCGCTCGCTGGCCCTGGGCCGTGAGGTGCGACGCTGGGAGGTGCAGGCCGCTTCCTGGGCCGACGTGATCCGGATGGTGGACACGGTGGCGCTGGCCCCGGTGCTGGACGCGGGAACGTGCAGCCACCCGTCCTGGGAGGCAGACGCCCACGGGGTACCGATCCGGTGCACGGACTGCGCCCATTGGTTCACGATGGCGGAGCGGCTGGACCGGGCCGACCTGTGCCGGTTCTGCGAGCACCGGCACCACGGCGACGATGACGAGACGATGCAGCCCTGCACCCAGGCCGGGTGTGCGTGCCGCGTTGAACGGGCGGCCCGACGATGAACAGAATCACCTGGCGCGCGGGAAACTACAGCGCCCACCGCGGCTACGCGGGCACTCAGGAAGTGGTGTCCCTGGCCTGGAAGACTGCCCGGTCCGGCCCCAACTACGTGGTCCAGACTCCGCTCCCTGCATGGGTACCGTCCGATCTGAAGGGGAGTGACGACCTGGACGCGGCCAAGGCCATGGCGGAAGAGCTGGTCACGTCGTGGCTGCACAGCATCGGAGCGGACTGGGCAAAGACCCCGGATCTGGACAACGGGTCGGGGAACGGATCGTGAGCTACAGCAAGAGCGGCGGGGTGTCCCGTCTGGTGTGCGACGTGTGCCCGGCCAACGACACCTGCGGTTGTTCGGCGATCGGCACCACGGCAGCAGTTCTGCGCCGGAGCGCCAAGCTCTCGGGGTGGCGCAAGGACAAGATCGGCCGGGACGTCTGCCCGAGACACCCGAAAATGAAAGGGACCCGGAAGTGACCCGCGACCTGATGGCGCTGCGCCCGTACCAGCGGGAGGCGATCGACGCGGTGACTGGCGCATGGAAGGACGGTATGCGCCGGCCCGCCGTGGTGCTCCCCACCGGCATGGGCAAGACCGTGGTGTTCTCGCACATGGCCGCCGAGCGGCACGCGGCCACCGGGCAGCGGTCCGTGGTGCTGGTCCACCGCGACGAGCTGGCGGACCAGGCCGTGAACAAGCTGCGCGCCGTGGCCCCTCACCTCCTGGTGGGCAAGGTCAAGGCGGCCCGGGATGAGGTGCACGCGGACCTGATCGTGGCCAGCGTGCCGACCTTGGCCAGCGCCCGGCGTCTGAACCGCCTGCTGGACTCCCAGGCGCGGTTCGGCCGGATCGGGATGTGGGTTACCGACGAGTGCCACCACGCGATCAGCCCCAGTTACGGCCGGGTGTACGACGCCACCCAGGACGCGGACCACGTGGGCTTCACCGCCACACTGGCCCGGTCCGACAACAAGGGGCTCGGCTCGGTATGGGACGACGTGGTGTCGTCCAAGACGATCGCGTACGCCGTGAAGAACGGGTTCCTGGTCCGGCCGGTGGGCCGCTCGGTCAAGGTTCCGGAACTGGACCTGACCGAGGTGGGCAACAACCGCAAGGGTGACTACGCGGAAGGCCAGCTCGGGGACGCACTGGAGGATTCCAAGGCGCTGGAGATCGCGGCGGACGCGTACGTGGAACACGCCGCATCCCGGCCGGGCATCGCGTTCACGCCCACGGTGGCCACCGCGCAGCACCTGGCGGTGCTCCTCACCCAGCGGGGCATCCCCGCGGCCGTGGTGCACGGCGAGACCCCGCGCACCGAACGGCTGGCGATCTACGAGGCGTTCCGCACCGGCTCGATCAGGGTCCTGTGCAACTGCATGGTTCTGACCGAGGGGTTCGATGCGCCGTGGGCGTCCGCCGCACTGATCGTGCGGCCCACCCAGTCCAACCCGCTGTACATCCAAATGGTAGGCCGGGTACTGCGCCCCTTCCCGGGCAAAGCGGATGCCCTGGTGATCGACGTCGTGGGCGCGTCCTTGCAGAACAAGCTCCAGACCCTGATCGATCTGGAGGACGGTCTGTGGAAGCAGGCGGAAGCGTGCGAGGCGTGCCTGTGCCTGCCGTGCGAATGCATCTGCGAGGAGTGCGGCAAGCCGAAGAAGCCGAAGTGCGAGTGCCCGTCCCTGTGGGTACCGCCCGTGCTCCAGGCCGCCGGCACCGGCGCGGCACTGGACCTGTTCACCTCCAGCGAAAGTGCCTGGGGCCAGACCCCGGGCGGGGTGTGGTTCATCGGGTGCGGGCCGGCCGGCTACGTGTTCCTCTGGCCCCACGGGGAGGGGGACTGGGATGTGTGTGTGGCGCCGTTGCGGGACGGGGTGGCGCTCCAGTTCCAGCGCACCGACTACCGGGCTATGCCGATGGAAGCGGCCATGACATGGGCGGAGGCGGAGGCGGAGGACGTGGGCGCGGTGCTCGCCCGCAAGTCCGCACGCTGGCGCAAGGGCACGGCCACCGCCGCACAGACCAACCTGGCCCACCGGTACGGGATCGTGATCCCTACCGGCGCCACCAAGGGCGACGTGTCGGACCTGATCGACAACGCCAAGGCGGCTGGCATCTTTGATCGATATGTGGGAGCCTCGCTGTGATGTCTACCGATCCCCTTCTCCTGGCCCTGGACTTCTCCGTCGTAGGCGCGTTGTTCCTGGGCGCTGCCGTGGTGGCGCTGATAGTGGAAACCGTGCGGGACCGGCGGGAGACGCGCCGTTGGAGGGTGTACCGCGATGGCCGTACCCGATGACAGCCGGCCCCGCGTGCGGCTCTCCCTGAACGAGCAGCTGACATGGCTCCAGTTCGTTGAACGCGAGACGCATCGCCACCCGCGTCAGCTGCTGAACTTCTGGACCGCACGCGGGGAGATCCGGGATCCCGTCCTGGACGTGGCGTTCCTCGCCCTGTGGAAAACTCCTACTCACGACGAGAGGCAACAAGATCATGGCTAAGCGGAACTTCGGGAAGGCGGAGTGCCCCGTACCGGGGTGCAAGTCCTCCCCCGTCACGCTCACTGCGGAGGGTGTGCTGCGCATGCACGGGCCCCGGGACAACCGGTGCGCGGGCAGCGGACAGAAGCCTGCGGAAGTGGACGGGCCCGCCAGCATGGCTGCGGAGGCCCAGGCGGATTCGGACTGGAACGCACACCGCGAAACCGAAACGGCCCAGGCTCTGGACGCGATCGGCGGTCCGCCCGGGCACATCACGGCACAGTGGGCGGAACAGACCCTGTTGGCCGGTAGCGCCCCGCTGTCGGATCTCCATCGCGCCGCGTGGGTGCTCATGGCCGGCAGCCTGGACAAGCTCTCGATCGGTGCGCGGGTGGCTCTCCAAGCGCTTCGCAACACCTGGTTCCCGGAAGCTCCGGAAGACCCCGCCGTGGCCGCCTCTCGCTTCACACGGGCCGGTCCCAACCCGTTCCGCGAGCCCGTGCCGACCGAGGGACCGGGCCGGCTGGAGCTGGGCACCTTGCGTACACCCGG